TCTAAACTAGTAGATAATCTGCCTTTAACATCCACCATGTAATCGGTGGCTTGAGACATATCTAAATAGCATTGAACAATTAAATTTTTTGCACCAGCAGGAATAGAGCCCGAATCACCACCCCATGGTTCCCAATTATCTGCGCTCATACCCGTTGCTTGGTTGTTTACGGTGGGGTTATAAACTGTAACACCATTAATAAAAGCAAAAACAGCACTTGCTGAACTAGCAGAGAGCAAACCAGTTGAATTAACTTGCACGTATCTCGTATCTGAACCTTCCATTCCAGTAACCGTTAATCCCGATACTGTTGGGTCCTGAGCATTTGATAAAATCTGATCATAGGTAACACCCTTTAATGCTTCCGAACCAGTACGACCTAAAACCGAATTTTCACCTACGATTGTCGCTGTAGGTGGTCCTGAAGTTATAGTTGCATTTGCTAATACCGTATATTCATCAATATCTGCAATTGTTGATAAACTAATTTCCCCTATATTAATCGAATTTCCATCCCACACCAAAGGGTTGGTAGCTACTGTTGGGTCACCGGCAAGATCTACTATTGTTGCACCACCACTAGTAGTAAGACCCTTTCCGATGATAATACCGCTACTTAAAGCATCAAAATCTTCTGAATTTAGAAGATCGGTTCCTGTACCAGATATTAAATTTCTTGCATAAAGTGTACCGTTATCTGAATAAAAAATAAGATCACCCGGTTGTGCGTTTAAACTTGTAACATCGTTGTTCGAAGTGTTACCTAAATATTTGTTACCTGTTACAGAACCACCTGCATTGTTGTTACCTATAAATAGCCTACCAGGGTTGGTTTGTACTTCATCTTTAAGAAAAGTAGAAGGTCCTAAATCAGTAACAAAGCCTAATTCACCCTGTGCTAAAGTAACGTTTTGTCGTTCAGCATTAGTCCCTTTCCTTACAAGACTTCTTACTACCGTATTTTCATTAATTTCAATAGTTGCCATTTTATCTAAATTTTAAAAGTGATGCACAATTTACTGAGTCAACAGCAGTGTCGGGTAAAGTAACATCATAAAACAGTGATGGTCCTGCGTCATTATATTGAGGTAAGACAAAAGTCTCTCGTGTTAATAAATCTGTAGCAGTTGACCCACTTTCATATGTATTATAAAAGGCTCCTAACAGTGCTGATGAATTTGGTTCACCGGAGAGCCCTAATATATTAGTAATAAATTCTATTGGTGTTGCTGCAGGTGCAATACAACCAGGAAACACCCCTTGTCTTTTTATAACACCATCAGTCCAACCAACAGCAGCCGATTCAAATGTCATTGTAGGTGTAGCATATGTTACAGTATAAACAGAATTAAAATAATCATTAAGTTCTAAAGCATCTTTTGTTGCGGTAGCTAATTGATCTGATGTATCGGTTGATGTATATTCAACCATAATCATTTCTGTTTTTCTTCCTCTGTGTGTTGGGTTTGTAGAAATATCTGGAACCACTATAGAACCAGAAGAAGTCTCATAGTAATAAACACATACCCTATTCCAATTAGTATCGTAAAGTAAAAAGTATTCACCGTTCGTACACTCTGCAGCCGTCGGAAATTGGGCTACGGTATGTTTAGCTTTAAATCCGGTGCAACATAAAGTTTGTTGAAAAGTAGTATCATCTTGCGCATTTAAATTAACCCACCCGTACATTCCCGCTCCAATTTTACCTGAAGAATTGGTACCAGCATTGTCGCCTGAACCACCAGCAGTTGTTAAAGAGGTATCTGCATTTGCCCAAACAGGGTCTGTGCCGGACCCCAATGCAACTCTATAAGTAGCATTTAAATTTGTTTGTGCAAAAGCTGTACCATATGTAGGTGTTTTGCCTTTTACGAGCCCTTGAATATAAACTGTAGGATCAGTGGCATCTAATTTTTCCCAAGCATCAAAAATTCTTTCACCGTTACTATTTACAAAACCATTAATAGCTGCTATTATAGCTGCTCGAGTACCACTATCACTAGATACGTCATAAGCAGCACTAGCCCATGTTACCTGAGGATATAATTCTTCTACGGTGGCAAAAGTAGGGCCTGTATTCAAAACAAAAATTCCATATATTACACCGTTACCACCCGGAAGTAAAAATCCTTTGTCTTCCCAATCGCCTATAGTTGCACAAACATTGGTTATAGAGAAATTTGCATAATTACCAACGTTATCTATATTAGCATTAGGAATTGCTGTACGCATTACTGTACCGGGAAAATCTTCTCTATTAAAGAAGTTACTCGGTGTCATCATGTCTACTGCAGAAATATTAGAAGTAGTTGATGATTGGCCTACTACTTTCTTTAATGCATTAGAACTTTGAACTGTGGAAGTAATAGTTGATGATGCAAAATCTACTCTTGCACCATTAATTTGTTGAGTTCCGACATTAATAAAAGAAATAGTTCTATTACCAGCTCCCTCATCAGTAATAGCTGCATCAGCATTCTTTCCAACACCCGGGGTTCCGGTACCCGACCAATCAGGGGCATAATAGCACTTATCTGCATAAGCCCTGCTCATAAAACCATCTGCAGGACCACCATCATCTGTTGCTATTGCTAATGTATGTAATAAAGTCCCAGGACCCGGTATTTCAAATCCAAGACCACCATGGGAATTAACAGTTAATGCATTATCACTCACCGTCAGTTTACCAGCAGGATCAGCTGCTATTGTAAAAAATGTAGTGGTGTTCGTGTCGGAACCATAATCAACACTTACTTCATTTCCTGAAACGGTAATACTATCACCACCTGTTACTGTTGCACCACTTGCAAGTGCTAAATTACCATCTGTATTATACTCAATTGTAGTATTATCTACTCCGGGGCTAAGTTGTGTCCAAGCTACATCTCCAAGAGCAGCATCACCTGTAAGTGAATATAAGAGGGTGGCATCAGCACCATTATTATCAAATATTAAATCTCCTGTTTCTGCTTTTTGCTGAACTGTACCGCTACTTCTTTGATCTGACCCAAAATTATACACACTTGTTGGCGAACCACCGAGTGATGTACCATTACCGACATATACCCTATTAGTATCTATTGTGTACCCTAACTCGCCCTGATCTAAAATAATTAATTTTCTATCTGAGTTAGAACCTCGTCTTACTTTAATCTTTGCTACATCGACCGTCGGCATATGAAATATTTATTCTTATATGTCAATCTAAAGATAAAGTTTTGGTAAAATCGTATTCATCTATAGATTTACTAATAAGGTTCTTTTGAAGTTTTACCGTTTTATTTATCTTTTTAGGATCTTCTTCGTTATATATGCATATACCATGGATGTAAGATTTTGTTTCTTTAGTAACAGCAATAATACGTTTACTTTTTTTGTTTTTATTTAGAATGTAATATTTTATGTTGTGGCCGTTAATTTCAGACATTTTGAATTAATATTTCGTCTGGTTTTCCTTGTCTCTCCGTGTTAGTGCCTCCCAAAATAGTGCCTTCTTTTTTATCATAAGGCCCATCCCAATGGTATAGTACAACATGTTGATTATATTTAATATTTTTGTCAACCCCCGTATCCAAATATGCTGTTATAGCTTCTCCACCTACCTGTACCCGCAACCCGTAACCATTCATACAAAATATTTCATCTTCATTAGGCGTTACAACATTTACGGCAGGTTCGCTTTCTACTACTACAGGAGAATTTTCTACCTTTTCTACAACCTCTGTCTCTACTTTAACAAACGGTGTGTTAATTAATTCTGCAGTTTCATAAAAATTTACACTACCTGCAATAGTTGTTACTTTTTTAATTTGTACAGGGGGTGGTTCGCTCACAAAAGATGTATCAATTGGTTTGTATTCATGTTTTGTATCAGAAGGTTTTTCGTATTTTTTACTATAAGGTGAAGATCTAAATCCTGTTTGAGTTTTAAGTTTCTTTTTTACAGCGGTAACACTGTGTTCAGTAATGGGTTCTGTCTTAATAATGTGTGTGTCATCCACCTTCTTTTTCTTTTTGAAGAACGAAAAGAATTTTAAAAACCATCGACGTAGCATACTACTATTTAAAATCATAAACCTTATTAATCAACTATGATTAAAAGATTTTAAACTATATTAGTAATAATTCCGTTGGTGATAGTTAAGACTACATTCCCCGATGTGGTGCTAAGAGTTAAAGATTGGGTCGATCCCATTTTGGTGTCAATGTATAATTCTCCAGCGCTTAAAGAAACGGTACTAAGATTAGCGAAACCGGTTTCATTACCAATACCTGACGTGGCGTTATAAGATGAATCAATGAAATCGTTAAAATTGCTTTGTGAAGGAACATCGCCTTGCTCAAAGTAACCTTTTATTGTGCCTATTGGTTGTCTTGCCATTTTATATTATTTATGTAACACCTGCTTCTGCACCTGGGGCTACAGGAACATCTCCTTCACCACCGGTTACCATAGGGCCACCGCCTTCTGGTGGCGGACCAAATTCTGGTGGTGTTTGTGGGTTTGGTATAGCGCTTCCCCCACCACCTAAATCGGCACCCATGTCACCACCACCTTCAGCTGCTTCACCTGCAGCATTAGTCATTTGCTCTCTCCAATTAGGACCAGCTTGCTCAATTTGCATTAACTCCCATTGAAGTTCTTTATCTTTTCTTAAAAATTCTCTATTAGCTTTTACTTCTATATCTGTCCAATCTAAATATCTCTTTTGTGCCCATGTGTTAGAAACAAACTCACTAGCAGCTAAATTGTTATAATTGTTTGCTCTCAATTCTAACTTCTGCTGTTCTCTCATTTCAAAGAAATTAGTTGGAACATTAAATTCTAGATCAAGTTGCATCTCTTTGAGCTCGTATTTTTCCCAAATCTTTTTCAATTTTAGATGCGTTATAAAACCATTCTTTAAACCTGCAGCAAAATGCTGTTGCATACGAATTATAAATCTTGCAAACTTTAGCTCTTCTCTTAATATTTCTGTACCATCCTGAAATGCCTGTTCTGGGTTTAATCTTGTTACAGGTACTTTTAACGACTTGTACAATTTCTTTAAGAAATACATTAAGTCTTCCAACTCCCCTAAGTTCTGACCACCAGCTAGTGTATTAACGCTCGTACCTTCACTTCCTGCTCTCTTAGCAAACCAAAATGAATCAAGCATAGATTGAGGTGAAAATTTCTGCACTGTCCCGCTTTCGTCGGTATCGTACGTGTGTCTACTCCAATATTTTTGTTGAAGATTTCTTAGATATGCTTCAGCCTTGGGTGGTGACATATTCCCAACATCAACATTGAAAACTAACTTTTCAGGAGCTCTGACTAATCGATAAATTACAATTGCATCTTCGATTAAAGATAGTTGTCTATAAGCTCTTCTTGCATTTTCTAAAAACGGAAGTCTAATTGTTTTATTATCATTCCAAATTCCCGAATTAATATATGTGACTTGATTCTTATCCATTGGAATCAATTGCATATCTTCTATCTTTGTAGGATTAGATTCATTAAAAACAGGTTTTCTTAAAAGGTATCCTTGAACTATTGAATTTTGAATGTTACCAAAAATTGGATCAATTAATTCTGTAGGTATTTGGACTACACCTAAAATACCTTCTTTAGGGTGGTCCTTATGAATAACATGCTCCCAATAAACTTCTCCTTCAGTTAATAATGATCTGAAATATTCCCACCCTTTGTGGTCTAAATCAAAATATTGAACAAACTTTTGAAATTCTCCTTGAATCTCTTTTTGCTCGTGTGGTTTAAATTCCCTATCTCTAAAAAGTAATCTTACAATTCTACCTTCGTGATCAGTATTAATAATTTCATCACAAATTTCATCTAATGCATCACCGACTTCAGCAAAGGCTGCCATAACCCTATAGTCTCTAATTCTTGCACCTTTATCCTGTTGGATATTTGCGTACATGAACTCCTGAAACCCTTTGTCCATTGCAATATCACCAATAGCATTATTATTGATAATAGTAGAAGAAGAAATAGATTGTCTTTGAAGAGCATCTTCTCTATTACTTCCTTGATGTTGAAAAAGCTTATATTTCGGGTTTACCTCTGATAACGTATCTAATGTTTCGTAAGATTGATAAGGTAACCTACTCTGCACGAACTTCATTAAAGAACGTCCAAACGTGCCTTGATTACCTTTACCTTCTTGTATTACTTCTTTTGCCATATTATGTTGTTGATTTGGATGGTGAAATTGACACTGTTATCGATTTGGTCCTTGTTCTTGTATTTGTTTTTGTTCTGGTTTGTGTCCATGTTGGTGTTGGTGTCACAACAACGTTTGAAACCGTATTTGTATATGTTGGTGTCCTTGTTTGTGTTGGTGTCGAAGATCTTGTTTGTGTTGGTGTTGGTGTGAGTGGATCTGTGTTAGACGCCGTTATTGTGTGTGTCTGAGTTTGTGTTCTAGTTTGTGTTGGTGTTCTAGTTTGTGTTGGTGACTGAGTAATGCTCTTTGTAGGGGTAGGATAATTACTAGGAGATTGGGTAATAGATGTTGTTCTTGTCGGTGTCTGGGTTTGTGTTCTCGACATTGTTGGTGTTTGTGATCTAGTCTGTGTTTGGGTTGGTGATTGTGTAGTAGTATTGCTTGGTGTTCGAGATCTAGTTACGGTTCGTGTTGGTGTTACTGGTGGTGTTTGTGATCTAGTAACTGTATATGTAGGNGTTCTTGTTCCTGTAGGTGTTTGAGTTACTGATTTTGTTCTGGTTTTTGTAGGCGAAGGTGTAGGGGTTTGTGTAGGTGAAGGGGTTGGAGTTATTGTTCTTGTAGGTGTAGGCCATGGATAACCTTCAATATTAATTTTAGACCACTCAGTCCCTATTTCTGGACCAGTATTTTGACGTCTAATCAGGTCTCTAAATGTTGGAATACCCGCCACAATATTATTTATTCACTTCACTCAATGGTCAATAATATATTTAGACATCATCAGCTTGCCAATTAGTTTTACCATATATATCACGCTATTGTTGGTGTTGGTGTTGGCGTTTGTGTCGGTGTTTGAGTTTGTGTAGCAGTTCGAGAAACTGTTCTTGATGGTGTTCTTGTAGGTGAAGCACCTCGCGTTTTAGTTTGGGTTTGGGTTCTAGTTTGTGTTGGTGTTTGTGTCGGTGTTTGTGTTTGTGTCGGAGTTTGGCTTGATGTACGTGTTCTAGTTCTAGTCTGTGTAGGTGTTCTTGTAGGAGAAGCTGTTTGGCTTGGTGTTTGTGTTCTTGTAGAAGTAACAGTTTTGGTATATGTTTGAGTACGAGTNTGTGTTGGTGTCTGCGTTGGTGTTCTAGTTTGTGTTGGTGTGCGTGTCTGTGTTGGTGTTTGTGATCTTGTCCGCGTTACACCAATAGTGGGTGTTTGCGTTTGTGTTGGTGTTCTAGTTTGTGTTGGTGTTTGAGTTTTTGTTGATGTATTTGTTACATTTAGAGTAGTGGTTGGTGTGGGTGTTCTAGTTTGTGTTGATGTTCTAGTTTGCGTCGGTGTAGGTGTAGGTGTCCTTGGTACTAATCTAGATTGAACATAAAAAGGCGGTGCATTTGGATCTGTATTATAACCATAAGCACAACCTGGAAATTCCGTTTGGCCACCGGGTGATGTTATAATAATTTTAAATGGGCCGGTTGCTTTACCCGATAACGCTGTTAGGTCTATACTAATTGTCTGCTTAGAATAATTTTTTAATACACCACCACCAAAATCTATCACGTTAAAACCACTAAACGCTGGGAATCTTGCCGATAAAGCTCTGTTAGTGGCAAAATAATTTACACTACTTAACGGGGTTGAAGATAAAGAACCTGAAAAGAAATCCGACGGGTTACCTGCACTTAAAAATGCTTGATAATATTTTGTAAGGCCTTTAACACCAGCTGATTTTAACCAAGGAGAATCAAATTCAAACACAGTGCGGTTTTCACTAAAAATAAGCTGACCGCCATGTTGACCCGAAAGCGCATAATTAACTAATAAAGGTATTCTTTTTCTCACCATTGGTCTTGCGTTTTTTTAAATATTTGTATTTCATCTGGGAACGCCGATACGGTAATTGTATCCATATCAGCACTACCAGACAATTGTGATTTTAAAGTTGGGTAATTCGAATTTAAATTCGTACCTGAACTGACAGCATAAAAATTAGAATCAACCTTATAAATGTTATCAACCGCTGTTTCTGAAGCAGGAAATATCCAGCCCTTAATTGTAAATTTCGTATCAGCAACTACTCTAGCTTTCTGGCTTGCAGCCAATTCTATAGGATATGATAAATTTATATTCCCATCCCATAAAACTTCACTTCTTATTTCTTGAGCTTGAACTAAACTAACAAGATCTTTAGGAACAGGCCAACTTATAATTACATAAGGGTTAGTATAAGGTATAAAATTACTAAGAATTTGATCCATGTCCATCTGATATCGAGTTAAAACGGTAAAATTGACTGATATGTTAACGGGTGTTGGAGCATTATATTTACTATGAGCAAATTGTTCTTGATAATAAAAACCATTACCGCTTCCGCTTTGTCCTACAGCAGGTAATTTATTAAAAACTCTATCATTATCACGAGCAATGCCGTTTATATTAATAGCAACTACGGGGAAAGTTATTGTTTTTGCTTTATTAATAATATCATACAACACTCTCTGCTTGGGAGAATACAAATACCTTACAAATATTCTATCTTTCTGAACCCTATTTTTATTATATCTTCCTATGACAATGGAATCAAAAGCATTCGCAAATTGAATGATTAAATCTTGTATCTCAAAATAGTTTGACTTCCAACGCATTTCAAATATTTATTCAAACCAAACGTTCAATGAAATGTTTAGGTAGTTTGTTTTTATTTTGAGATATTAATGTTCTCGCTTTACCATCTAGTACATACGTTACTGCATAGTCTGTTTTAGATCTAGTACAACGGCCTGTAGTTTGTACTAATGTACATAACGCCTTATTTGCATACCAGTCTTTGTCCATATCAAACATCTTTTTAATTCTTTTATTTGATAAAGGTGGGTATGGCGTTTTAACAATAATTTGGAATCTTCCCTTATCGTCAATTAAATCTGTACCAAAAGATAAAGAAGGTGAAACCAGAACCGTTGGTTCTGAACTACTAAAATGTTCTTTTAGTATTTGTTCATTAGTTGCAGTTTGTTCTCTAAATAAAAACCTATCACCAGTTAACCTGTTCTTTAAGTAATTGCATATTTCTAATGAATGGGTATGTACTATACCTTTTTCTCCTTTATGNTGATCACATAAATCTTGAACATTCTTTGCTATAATTGGTAAAAACTTTTGTAGATTTTGATAATTAAGTACCGGTTTAGCAGAAAGATAAACCGGAGACTTACTCGGATCAAATACTGAAGGTGATTCTATATATTTGTATTTTTTAATACCTAAAACCTTAGCATACTGTTCGTGGTCTGTAATAGTAGCAGACATTAGTAAAATGTTATCACCATAGTCAAAAATATGCTTACTCAAATTGTCTATCTTAAGGGGTGTAAAACTAACTCCATCTGATTTTCGGTCAACAACGTACTCACATTTATGCCACGTTTGTTCAACAGTACTTAAATTACCATGTAAAGATTTTAAATATCTTAATTTTGAAACTTCAGGTAAAGACAAATTTATAACTTTATTGGTGCTTCTATTTGTGAGCTCATTTACTTTCTCACTTACTGAAAATATTAAACTAATAAGCCACCTATATTGTATATCATACTTATCTGATTTTAATTTCGAAAAATCTATGTTGTTGAGCTCCAACCGTTTATAATCAACATCAGCACTAAATCTTCTAACCAATTCTTCTTCTAATTCAGAAGCTTCNTCACATACTAAAAAATTTTTACGCTTAACGTGCCCGGGTAGACTTAAAAACATTTTGTAATTAAGTACCGCAAAAGGGCTCGATAGAGAAGTGTTTCTATTAGAAAAATAAGGACAACAATTTTTTTCCCAACACTCGTTTTTTAATTTAGGGGTAGTTACACAAGGAGCTGTNTCAACATCATATGTTTCATCTACACTACAAATATAATTTTGTTTNCCTTTTAATATTTCAATATCNTCAAATAATTTTTTATATTGATCTTGTAATTGCTTCGTNATGGTTAAAGCAAATGTACCCGATGCGGGTTCACCTAAACAGTCTGTTTCAAAAATATAATTACCNTGTTGGTCTTTTCGAAAAGCATTATAGGAATTAATTAGACCTTTAAAATGGTCAGTAGGTGGTGTACCTACATTACCTAATGTTCTAGGAATAAAACTCTTACCGGTTCCAGTCGGTGCAGAAACAATTACAAATTTATACCCGNCATTAAACGCCTTTTCTACTTCTTTAAGAAGTTTAGTTTGAGAATTAGACGGGCTATAACCATCAGGAAACTTAGCAATATATTTGCTGAACATATTTGTAATTATATATTAATACAATAAGCAGTCAACTATTCTGAATCATACACTTCATCAATTATCTCATCGAAACTGCTTTTTTTAGTATGCATTTGGATATCTTCAACTTGGTGTTGTGCCATCTCCGATAACAAGTCATCAGTTGCATTTCTTAAAACGCACCGGCANACATCATAGTGACCTGACTGCGAATTTCTACCAGTGAACCCCCTNCCGTGACACCGTTTGCAGCTGTCTTTTGGTTGATCTGTTATTTTTAACTGGCCACAATCTAGGTAGCCAGTATACTGTTCATCTAAATCGTATACCTCACCGCTAAAAACGCTAAAATATTTTACTGTCTTGTCAGAAGTCTCGAAGATATCAATTTTCATAATTTATTCAATGACATTACTACATCATAAAATTTGGAATTCTTTTTTGGCTTAATCCTTCTTACTTTTGCTAATTTAACTATATCATTAAAAACAAATTTTTCTAATTTATAATCAAATTTGATGCTGTCTTTTGTATCTATAAGTTCAAAAGGATACGGTACCTCAAATGTAGTAATTCCCCCTTTTTGTACTTCAAGCTTGAATATAATAAAAAACTCTTTTATGTTAGCGTTCAGTAATTTTCCTTTTTTAATTACTTTATCGTTAACAACAAAATTAATATCATTCAGAAAAAATTTTTGAAATTTTTCTTCTACTTCTTCTATTAGCTTTACAACCATTACGTATTTTGAAAATTAACTTTTTGTTGTGTCGTTAAGTCTTGTAAATTTTTAACATAATATTCCCAAAACTCATCTGTAGCAGGTATCGTTTCAAGTAATTCAACATTGTCACAATTAATCTGACGATAATTCTGCATAAAAATATCCCAAACTATAATAAGATTTTTTACAGCTGGGTTATAATCTTGAAATCTAGAAGTGGGTCTAAAATTCAAAGTCAACCTACCATTAACACTATTCAGTAAAGTAAAGCTATTAGTGCAGAACATTCGTCTAGTGGGTGGTGCTCCTGGTTTAAAAACTCTTCTAACAAATTTTACTTCACAAACGTTATTTTTTAGAAGAGTTAATAGTTGTGATCTACCTACTCTCAAAAGGTTTTACTATTCCAAAAATTCTACTTTCATTAAGAAAAAGGCCCTTTTTAACTTTACCAATATCCTGAACTTCAAGGTTGGCTATAGGGATACCCAAGTTATTAGGAAAACAAATATGATCACCAATTTCAACATATTCACATTGACCCCCTGCTAGTAATACTTCCCCAATACGCCATGCTTTTGTATCAGCGTTTAAAGGAATATGAATACCGTTTCTTATAAGAGCCTGACCATCTTCTGTTTCATCTTTGTACTTACATAGAATGACGTCTTCCATTAACCTACACATTTGATAGCCGATGATTGCAGAATCAAATGAACCCTCGGTGGGTACTGAAAGATCAATAAGGCTTCTTTTAGGTGTTAATAAATCTATACTTTTTTGTGGCATGTAAAGACTTAATAAATTAATATACTATTTCAATGCTGTTTTAATGTTAGATATATCTACTTGTCCGCTATCAATATACTGCTGCACTTCTCTTTTTGAAATTTCAAATCTTTTAGCTAAAAATTTTACTATTTCATCGTAATTATCAATATCTTTACGTTTTTCTTTTTTGATATAATTTATCTTACCCGGTGAACCTCTTGGTATTATTTTAACTAGATATTCATACCATTCTTTTTTCGAATCAAAAACGTTATAATACTTGTTTGTGGTTTCATTTATAATTTTTGCATTTTCTGGGGAGTACATACTAACCCAACGATCAACCAAGTAACCGTTAAACTGGTCTTCATCTTCAACATTTTCAATAATAGTGCCTTTTTTACCAAAAATTATATCGTTTATAAATGTGAAAATATTAATCATCTAAATTTAAAAGTTCTTTTTTTCTTGTATAATCATTGTACCATTTTATATTTGAATCCATATCTTTCAAGTGGTTTTCGTAATGGAAACCATGATGTGTTTTTTTAGCATATTCTTTAGTACGTTTACTTTTTTCTGTATTTATATGGCGGAAATAATCTACACCTAAGTATCTAAAAGACAAATTATGTATAACGGTATCGTCCCAAAATACATCCCCCTTAGATTGAGCAGTATGGCAACCAAAATCGTATCGTATATCGACCTTTGATGGATTAAAGATTAAATTTTTATCTAAAGTAATATCGCGCATACCTTCTAGTGTATAATTATCCAAAATATCCTCACAAGTAAATTTTGTTTCTGGAACACTATCCATAACTACATCATACCCCTTCATTTTAAAAATTGTGGTGTCAGAATCTTTTTTCGAATCTAATATTTCGATCAACCGTCTGTTAAATAAAAATTCATCTATATCTACAATAAACACCCAATCATAGTTTGATTCGTCAGCTGGATTAGAAAATTGCTTATAATAATGATTTCTAAACAACATCAATACATCTTCTCTATGTTCTTTTGTGTCGCAATGAATTAAAGAAACGTTTGGGTTTTGAGCACTAAAAGATTGTATTAATTCAACAGAAGAATCATCACTCCCAAAATCTATATAAATTAGATTGCTTTCTTTATTTTTTTGTAAATCAATCAGATAGTTATAGTAATGAAAGTGAAAAGGTAGCAACCGTTCTTCATTATAAACAGGGCTGATTATTAATAATTTACTTTCCATCTTTTAGATCGGTACCTAAGAGTTTAGCACCACCTAACTTGGCTTCATACTCATATAAGTGTTTTTTCCAAGTATGGTATTCGTATAATTCTCTCAAATATCTAAACCAATTTATTATCATCATAAACCTATATTTCATAATATTACTTAATTATTACTTTCGACGTTGCAATGAACATATCATCATTCAATTCATAAAAAATTTTCTGTACATCTTTCATAAACTCTTCTGCTACTTCGTCATTAAATTCTGTACTAAATGCAAATGCAGGAGCCTTCTTACCAGCTTTTATATTAAGAGCAGTATGACCTAAAGCAACACCAGATTTAACATAAGTGATGCTCACACTTACTTTGCCTTCTTGCTGAGTAACACCACCTTGTGTAAATTCTTTTTCTACCATAATATCATCACCANCCATCCTTACAGGACAATTCAAATATTTCGCACTACTTAGAAGATTAGCAATATGGGTGTTTAAAAGTCTTTGATATGCAACCGCACCAAATGCATTGTCTAAAATTGGAATCTCCCATAGAAAGTTTATTGCATCATCACTCCAAATAAATTCTTGTCGATCAATATCTTCTTGATCAATCATTCCGTCTGCTAATACCTCCATTGGAGCTCTAAAGCAAAGAATATTACCTATAGGTAATACTTTATCTTTAAAGAACTTATATGCAAATCTGCCGTGAAGTAAGTTACCGTCGTATTTATCGATATTAAATTCCATATGATCTATTATAGATCAAGCTACTCAGAATTCAATTTATTTTTCCACCTTTTGTGTGCCGTGTTAATTATTTTTTTGGCTTCAGATTTGTTTAACCATCCATTAACAATAGAGATTTTATCCTTTTCTAGATCTTTATAATGAGTAAAAAATTGCAAAGTAGTTGCTAACCAATGAGGATCTAAATCTTTCAAATTTTTATAGTCTTTAATATGCGAAGTGGGTACACCAACTACTTTATAATCTTTTTTACCTGTATCATCCATGTCCAAAACACCAATCGGTTTGACTTCTACTAGAGTACTTGTGCGTAATGGTACGTTATTGTATATCAATATATCCAATGGGTCGTCGTCTAAAGCATAAGTTTGAGGAATAAATCCATACGAGCACGTATATCTCATACTACTATACAAACATCTACTAAGTCTAAATATATTAAGCTCTTCTACGTATTCATATTTTGAATTGCTGTCTTTTTCTACTTCCACTACTGCATTAACCACTAGTGGGTAATCTTGCCCTATTGGTATATCATTTACTAGATTCATTTTTAAAAGCCTTTGGTTTTGTAACTAAATATCCTTGATGTTTGTACACTTTTTGAAAATCGTGTGTGTCTTTAAATTTATCATACAAAAAAGATAAATCTTTTCCTTTTACGATTTCTTCTCTTGTAACATTATGGTTGTTCATTTTACAGTGTTCATTAAACCCCACACCTTTTATTTTTATGTCCTCATATAGCCAAAGATCATCACTAACTATAATATCGTTATATTTTCCTATTCTTTTACTAATTAAATCTATCTCTCTTTCTAGAGGCAGATTAGTATCTTGTTCCATTTTTAGACATTCTTCATACTTTACTAAGTGAGCGTCAGCACCCGGAAAATGTGCATCAAGCCAAAAAAATGCATCTCTGTTTATAGTAGGTAATATTTCTTCTAAAACATTAAATGAATTACCTTCATAAATCGATACATAAGGGTAACCAGCAAATTTTTCTTTAGCTTTTTTAGCTAACGTGGGTTCTATTTCTATTGAGTGTATATCATAAAACCCTGCTCTATGTGCTTCAAGTATACCATGACCATATAAAGTACCGGTTTCAATAAACGTACCAATTCCGGTATTTCTACGAATATTTTTTAAATCAAAATCTCCTATCGTACCCATGACCTATATTATACTCACCAGTCACAAAAATCCCATTTAACTTTTTTAGGAATATAACCAACGTGTCCCCAAAAAGTAGGTTGCCATTTACTGTGTAAATTTAAAACTTTTGCTTTTAAATTTAACTTTTCTAAAATATAAATAAAGCACGTTTCAATCATATGTATCTCTGATGCATTTTCAAAAATCCAACACCAATCAAATACACTGAACCCTCTGTATGGTTTTAATTTAATGATTTTTTTATCTCCGTCATAGGGAACGTTTCTAGTAGTGTGATTTGGAAACGTACCGTATGTGTCGCTTACTATAACAAAATCATCACCGTCTTTAATTCTAAGAAAATCTTTTAACTCTTTTTCCTTTTCTTCATCTCTTCTAAAATTAAAATATAAATCCCAATCTTCAAACTCTTCTTCCATATTACAAAAATAATATTTTGCTTTCATTACTGACATATTAGTATGAATTTGATCTGAATGTTGTAATGGTACGTATAAAATGTCATCCTTTTTTAAAATTTGATTTATATCAGTATTATATAATTCTGATGTATCTTTAAAATTAGATAAAGGAATGAAATTAATATTTTTCGTATCTAAATAATCATTAAGACAAGCACAATATTGGTCTTCAACTGGCCAACAAACTTCATCAACGGTACCTTCTAATAACTTTTTTACAATCTTTTGAGTATAAAAAACATCACCTATACCACCTGGTTGTCGAATTAAACATTTCATTATATTTCTAACCACTTAGGGTCAATCAAATCTTGAGCTGGGGGCCCTTTTGGGCCAAACCATTTTTTAGGACAAGTTACAATTTCTTTTTCTTTACCTAAATATGCCCCCCATGATGAAAAAGAACTATTTCCCATTATAACCGAATCACACTCAGATAAAACACACATATCCATCAATTCATCAGACCCATTAGCTAAAACATTTTTACTATCGAACTTAAATTCTTTTCTAACTTGAGTTTCATCATCGGTACAATACAAAAACAATGCATCTTTATCAAAATTTTCTTTAGCTTTATTATAATAATCGCTCCCTAAAATAGGAAATATCTGAGGATTTTTATAATAATCACCTCTTCTAATATGCACACCCACTACTTCAGTAGCTTGATATTTTTCTTTTAGTTTTCGTATAGCTTGCTTAGTTTTGGTTACACAATCAACATTAAATGTAAAAATATTATTCAATTCATCTCTATCTAAATTTTTAAAATATTTCCAGCTTTGAAAATAACCATCATACACCACGTCGTGTTCAATACCCAAAAATGGTAATTTTTTATATTTGAAAGAAGGTTCTCTACATGCAATATGAAAAGGTAAATTTATTGTTTCTAAATTTTTGTATAAGCTCTTCTTATATGTTTTAGGGTGGTGACCTTGCATTGCACCAAACTCTAAACTATAGTTAATAACAAATTTTACATTATACTCTTTAGCATGTGCATAAATTGTTGCAATTTGATATAACTGATTTCCTAACCCGCCTTTTAATTGTACTGTAATCATTAATCGAATAAAAATGGATACTCTTTGTATATCCAATCTTCAGGAACTCTAAATTCCTCTACTTTGTTAAAATTTTCTTCTACCGCGTCAAGCCTATAAGCATAAAAATCAATATCTATTTTATCGACTATGTCATCAAGCTCTTCAATAGTATCAAAATATATTATACCTTCCGGATTAAAAAATTTATTAACTGAAAATTTGTCACCGTAGTAAATAGGTATTGTTTTTGTAGCAAAAGCATCTAATAATTTTTCTGTCCAATAACCCCTAACAATTGCATTTTCAATAGTAACAGAAAAATAATATGGATTGAGACCGTCTTCTTTTTTTTCTAAAACATTCTCTGCGTACTTTCCATAACAATCCATTTTATCAGTAGTTTTATATCTATCTACTATCATATGTCTTAATCTATGACCTAAAGTGAATGCTTTATCAGAAGCAAAAATACTACAAAATTTTGATTTACTATCAATTCCTTCGTAATTATGAATCCAACATCTACCGTGAGGGTAATACAAATAATTTTCCCCCTTATCAATAAGTTTTTGATCAAAAGTTAAAACAAAATCATAAAGCCTATTGTTTTGTTCAATCCAATTATACATATGCGGACTAATACTTCTAGGTTCTAATAGCCAGGCCACTTTACGTTTCACACCACCTGCTTTATTTACATCTTCTAAACACAAATCAGTAATAAAACAACTTTTACTGACGGGTGCATTATCAGCAACCCACTCAACAAATTTATTTTGTGCTAGATGGCATGATGACTTATCATACCCAATAAAATTTTTATCTCGTATATTTGCTTTTACCATTCCCAGCCTTTAATATGTTTCCACAACTCTTGCTCAGTCATTTCTTCTATTTTAGTACATTCCTTTTGATTTTCAAGATAAGGATCAAAAGTGTCTGGTCCACCATCATATTTGGTAGTTTCTGCATCTGTCACAGTAGTATTTGTGTGAGGAAAATGATATAAAAAATCTAATCTCTGATTACATTTATGAATGTCGTATCCTAAAATTCTCATACGACTTACCATTTCACTATCTTCATAACCCCAGCCTACAAATTTTTCATTAAACCCTTTTATTTTTTTAAAATCTTTTCTTAACCCCAACAAACAACCACCAACCGCCGTGCAGCCCATTACTTTACAGTATTCATAATCCATACGATCAGGCCATGAAGGGAACCCTCTTTTATAATTTTCTAAAGCCATAGAAATCATTTTTAAATCAGGGCAAAACGTGTCAAGAGTTTTTATTGATTGTTGATTTCTAAAAATCTCCTTTGCTTTATAATTCAAATATAACGGCATGCCGTTATAACACACACCAAAACCTGGTTCTTTCTTTAAAGTATCTTTTATTTTTATAATTTGTTCCGGTTTTGCAACACAATCTAAATCTAAACACAATATAAATTTTCTACTTGCTTCTCTTATACCTTTATTATATGAAGCGCACTTTTTAAAATGCAAGTCATTATATGAGTGTATTATTTTATCTTCTTCACATAAAGGTATGTATTGAGACAATACAGGGGTAATAGAATCTTCTACATAGATAAATCTACTATTTTTTGTATTTTGTTTAAAAAACGTATAAGATAAAAAAGCATTAATTGCTCTTTCGTGGTTATCTATCCTAGATGCTACAACTATATCAATATCTTTAAAGTCTACCATATGTTATTCTAAAAAGTTGGGTATACCGAGTTGTTGTCTTAGTGTTTCTACAGAATGGGTACCATCACCTGTATACCGATTGTCAAGTATAGTATAAAACCAAGTATTGCAGTCAATTTTTTCTCTGTCTTCCCCCACTAAAATCTTTTCTCTAACTATTCTATCAGCGTGATATTTCAAATCACTTTCTTTTGTTGCAAAATCTCTAAACGGTACTATATCATTAAAAGCTTCTGTACGTCTTTGCAAAATGTCTACACCTGATCGGTGATATAAAAAATCTCTTCCAGGAGTATATATATCATCAAAAGTAACATGTAGACTTTTGTCATATAAATCAAACCCACCTTCTGGTTGACCCAAATTTGTATGCATGTGGCACTCAACTATTTC